GTAGTACGCCGAAAGCTCGTTTGTTGTCCTCTGGTACGCCTTTATAAGAACATCTATATCTGGCTTTTTGCCAACGTATGTTATGGCTTTTGAGTAATCGTTGTTCTGCATTACCTCTCTAGGTTTTTTAAAAATTGTTGTACCTTATCTTGTACCTTGTACAGAACCCTGTATGAGTACCAGTAGTTTACGCCTATCTTATCACAGAATTCGCTATTTTGCATCAATCTGTCTGAGTTATGTAATGAAATTAGCCTAAGAAGCTCCCACCCCAAAAGACGATCTATCTCCTGGGACAAGAACTTTCTATTCTGAACTAAGGTATTAAGCTGCTCCTCTTCTGTATCTGTAAGAAATTCCATTAACGTCTTCAATGATTTCAACTGTAATTAACTTCCCGACTAATCGTTCCGCAATTTTTTTAGGAACAAGCACAGGGATCTTAGTTCCGCTTTCATGGACGTACGCATAAACGTACTTCTTGTTAGGAGCTACCTTTATGACCTTAGCACTTACGTGCTTTGCAGTAGCCTCTGGAGCCTCTATAGCTTCAAGCATTATTTCCTGCCCCTCATCAGAGATCCATGTATTTCTACCTGATCCAGTAACCATACCAGGACTTAGCTTTTCAGCACAAAGGCCAATTAAGTCCTTGAATTGTACATCGTTTTCTTCAGCAATTTTAATTAATCTCTTTTTCATTAGTATCCTCCTATAGACCTGCGAGTTACTGCTAAATCGCGAGCCGTTACGTGGACTGGGCCTTCTCCAGAGTTCGCCATTCGCAAGTACCGAATAACGTCAAAGAAGTCCTTTAAGGGTTCGTCCATTTTCCCTTTTGAGTTGTAGTTTATGAGACTGTCAATTAAATTGCGACAGCTCTCGTGAATGTAACATCTGGGCCGATTAGCAGAATCAATCGGCTCATTAGGGTTATAATTGAACCACTCATCTAGTGCAGACAAGCCTACTTCTTCCATACGCCCGTCAGAAGGCACAAACATCATATTGTGCTCCTCGAAGGACATAAATAAATCTTCGTTGTTCTCGTTCTCTTTAGCGAAAAATCGCGAATCACCTATACGCTCGAATACCTCGATGCCTATCTCATCTTCAATCTCTTTAAATAAATCGACGTACCCCTTTACTCCTAGTCCCACTTTCTTTGAAGCGGGGCCAAATTTCCATTTAGGGTCCCCGAACTCCGCCCACTCCCCATAAGTATCCCAGTCTGGCCACTCACGGCAGATGTACACATTATCGTTATCGTCTACAGCAGCCCATATAGATACGTAGTTCTTTGCTCCAGCGGGGTCCACTACCTGGTATACTGTGTACCTGGACTTATCAGACACATCAGGGAACTGCATTCCGTACTTATTAGGCTCTTTATCCTTTAGCACGTTCACCTCAGTGTTAAAAAGAGGGAGTAAAGAAGTCATGCTCTTTACGGGTACTCCGTAAGCGCGTACTAATATCTCTTCCTCTGGTCTTCCCCGAAGGTCTTTTGCTATACGCTCGTACCCACCAAACGGGTTCTCATCAGAGTGCAAGTACACCACAGACGCATCCCTCGATGGACTGTACTGCCGTACTGGAACCTCTCTGCCTTTTAACAACTTAGCCTTTTTAGTCTCTAGAGTTTGTGCGCTCTTAAGATAATCCGATATAAATGGAGTATAACCGTCAATGGGAGTGAATCCTATTCCCAAAACAGAATCTCTGGTTGCTAATCGGAATCTAATCGTGTTCACTAACTTAGAATCCCCCAGGTACTCATCTAGCCACGCGCCTATGTTTAGGCCCACTGGGTTCGGGAACCCGAATTCAAAGCCCTCTAAGATGGTCTGGTTGTTGCTGTACTGCGTGTACGTCTTAAAATCTACTCTAGTACGGGTATCGGGGAAAATGAAGCTCTTAGCCGTGAACCCGTTCTGCATACTGTAGTTGATGTACCCTTCGATGCTCTTCGTCTTCTTCTTGAACTCCTTAGGCATCATCTCCCAGATAGCTGATTGCTGCACCTTGATGGAGGTGTCCTCGTTCTGTGAGAAGCATACTACGTGACCGTCATTGCTTTCAGTCACAGCCTTCATAACAATCTTAGCAAAGCCAGTAGTTTTACCTGATCTGTTACCTCCTAAAGCCAAGCACTCGTTGTGATGCTCCAATCCTTGCTCAATACGCTCCCATCCAGGGAGATCGAACCCATGCCTTACAGGGTCATCCTCAGAGGCTTTGATCCTACTTTCATGAACAGTATGAAGCTCCTTGAGCAACGGAAGGTCGTTGTTGTACAGCCAAATAATGTCTTTAGCGGTAGGGGACTCCAAAAAGGGATGTTCAGTGAAGTTCATTTTAACTTAATTATACAACATCTAAGTCTGAGGCTAGAAACCACATATGACCATGCTTGTGGACAACACGTCTCCCTAGATAGCTCTTCACGTCTACGTAAACGCTGTCAGGGGCTTCCGAGATACTAACCACTACCATAGGGTCACTTTGCATCTTTTTAATCTCCTCTGGCTGATAAGGGTAGTTCACCCTAGCCTTCTCTGGCTTTCCATCAAAACCTATTCCTATCGTCTTTAGTACGACTTTATTTCCTTTTATGATATTCATTACTACAAATTACTCTATAATCTTACGTGTACCGTGACGGATCGGAGGAGCCTTAAATGCAGCACTTTCAATGGTGGAGGAAGTGGGATTTGCACCCACGTCTTCAGAAGTTTCCTCCTGAGTCGAATCTAAGTTTCCCCCAAAAAAAGCTTTAACAGCTCTTCGTATTTTGTACTTCTTGATGTCTTTGTGAAATGGTTTCTTGGGTCTAAAGATGTTGTTGTACCCGTTGTGGTACGCATCCCAGTCAGATACCCTGTTCTTGTCTCCCTTACCACTCATGTCTATTCATGTACATCTACGTTATCTACTATTAAATATAATGTACAGGATCGCGTACATAGCAAGCCCTTTATGTACTCTAATTCAATTAAACTTAACATGAACAGCATCTAATTCAATTAAACTTTGCGAAATGGGTGCAACTAGGGATTATATCCTAGCTAGTTCCTCTGTACGTTAAAATCATCTTCGTCTTCTTTTAGGTCTTCGACTGCTATGTTAACAGAAACAAGCATAACAAGTTCTTCTCTAGAACTATCAGGGTCTAATTGCTTTATGATTTTAAACAATTCTTCAATTACCCTATCCTTATATAGTTCATTGCTATTGTCATCGTCTTCAAATTTATTCGATATCAACATCTATAACCTCCGCTTGTTTTATTTTGTTTTTAGCTCTTTCCATTAAGCTCTTGTAGTCATCATCCGTGTACACCTTTTCCTCTCTGGATATACTAGTAGCCTCTCCTCTTGCCAGCATAGCTTCCCTGGATGAGTTAGACTTCGCTATACTAATATCTTTGATGTCCTTAAAGGTAGGCTTAAGCTCACCAGAGTGCATACGTGAACGCACATCGTTAATTATCTCTTCCTCCAGTGAGGTTATGTTTAAGTAAGAGTAAGCTGCAAGCTGCCCACCTAGATCACGCCATTTGCCCATGTGGTCAGCGTACGAAACTAGTACACGCTGTACTGTTTCGTGCTTAAAACCGTACTTGGATACCATGTTGTTAATGCTTTTGCCCTGAGCAGAAAGAAATAGTATTGTGGCTACCTTCTCAGGATCGTAACGCTCTAGGCATTTAAGCTTCTTAACTTCGTACTCTTTAGCGTACTCCATAACGGCAGCACTAATATCCTCAAATAGCTCTTGTTTTACAAAACTAGGGTCAGGGGAACTCATAATGGTACGCATAAAGCATAGATGAGCCTACGAGTCAAGTATTTTTTTCTAAGGCAGTACATAAATTGCAATTTAATTTATTTTAAAGCCCTAGACCCCCTCCCCCCCTGTGTGTCCAAATAGTCGATACAAGCCTAAATAGTTGGAATCTGAATACAGATAACTGTAGTTGGGATCTGGATACTGTAATTGGTAAGTGAATACAATCCTAGTGATTGGATTTTGAATACATGAGAAACCTGGCTGTAATGCGATTATGAATACAGGAATTCGGGGCGAACGATATATGGTATCGTATGTACTTTTTCTCTAGTTGTATATAATAAATCCCATTACCTATAGAATTCATACGTAAGTCCTTGAATACCAACGCTTGACGGGCATGGTATAGTATACATCCTTTCGAAACGGTTTTGGAAGGGTTAAAACAATATAATATATATAAATAAAAACATATAATGAAAATACAAAAAGTTATACAGAAACAAATTGAAAATCTTAACACGTTCATGAGGGTAAGCTCTTACGTTCCTCAAGACTTGGAAATATGTGAATTCTCGGACTATTTTTCAATCGATATCAAGGGAGAATACACCCTTAAAAAATGCCTTGAAATCCTAAAACATATACGGGAAGAGAGCACCTTTCCCTCTAGAATCGAATCCTATTACTTAGGCGAATATTGGGATAAATCTTGGAATAAATCAGAAGGGCTACGGATTTCGTATCGGGTGGCTCCTCTTGAAGAGTTAAACAAAAACAAGGGAGTAATATATCGATTCATGGTTAAAAGCCCATCTTCATCGCTTAAAAAACTAGGCTTGAAATGTCGTATCAAAAATGTGACTACAGATGCTAAATTTATAAAGTCCACCTCTTCAAGGGAAATCGTTTGCCCTGTATCGTAATCCTGAATACAATAGCAATATATAACCAAAAAAACAATATGAGAAAAGTACTTAAGAACCATGACGAAGTAGCCCATGTATGGGCTCAACAAATACAGTACCAGGGCCGTTCAAGCAATATCTTCTTTTGTGGAAAAACGATTTATAGTTACGGGGAACACTTCCCCCTTGCTAGATTCGAGAAAAAAAACGTAGTTTTAATGAACTCGAATGCGTATTCCGTTAGTACTTCAAAGCATCAATCAATCGTCTTACGCGCTATTGATTTGGATACAGTGAAGGTGTTTCAAGTTCCATATACGGGAAGCGAAAGAGAAAAGCGATGTGACTGGGAAAACGTGAAAAACTATTTTAAGGAGTTCGAACGGTTTTTAGACAAAGCCTCAAGGGCTCGTAGCAATTACTCGTATTATCTCGCAAGGGCAAAGTCTTCGAGAGAACACGCTTTTGAGTACTGTAAAGAATTTCGATGTAGGAGGCATTTAAAGAAATTTGATTTTGATTTCGATTTTGATTCCGATTCAGTGAAGGAGAAAGTATCCAAAATTAAAATACGAGAGAAGGAAAATGAAGCGCGGCGAATTGCGTTGATGGAATCCGCTTTGAAAAAAGGCGTTATAAAATGGAGGAACGGCGAGAACGTGCTTATTCAAAATCACCCTATAACCCTTTTGAGATTAAGTTCTGATGGTAAAACAGTTGAAACGAGTAAACGCGCATACTTTCCGCTTGAGGATGCTAAACGCGCTATACGTTTTGTTAATGCTGTAGTTAAAAAAGGCGAACCATGGAAGCGAAACGGCGAACGCTTCAAGATCGGTATCTATCATTTGGATACAGTCTCCGCTTGTGGGGACGTTAAGGCTGGTTGCCATAATGTAAAGTTCCAAGAAATAGAAAGGTTAAGTAATGAAATCTAATTATTACAATATTGTTTTTCTTCACGATTACGAAACGGAAGAGCCCTTCGAAATACTGAATGAAAAAGGAGAGGATGCGGCAATCGAATACTTATCCCAATGGGATTATGGCGGCGAGTCCGAACACTGTATGAACGAATCTATTGATAAACCTTGGGGAACTTCCGATACAGTATACAAAAAAGGATTCTACGTTTTAAGCTATAACGAGTCCTTAGGATATATAGGATTAACTCGAAAGCGTAAAGGCGTTATTCCCAAAGAATACAAATAGCTAATGACGTTATTTATTCAATTAAAACGGTCGTACGATCCCTTGTCAAAACGATGGGGTTTTAATGCTATATCTAAAAACGATTCTAGTTTTGCTTATAGTGAAGAAAAAGCTGTAAGGGTTCTCCTAAACAGGAATCCTAGTTACTCCCGCGTTTTTATCGAACGGTATAGCATTTTTTCGGAATAAATCCCTTTTACAGTTCGATACCTTCAAGGGCTCCTATTTTAGGAGCCCTTTTTTTATGCCTTTATGCATTCGGCCGTGTGGTTCGTTCGCCCTTTAAGGGCATTTTGCCCCATTGAACTCCTTAAAGCCCTTTCAAAGCCCTTTGAAGGGTTTCTGTATACCTTATAAGCCCTAGGCGTATAGATTACAGTCTATGAGATGCCCATAGGAGCCCTTTTTACCGTTTACCTTATACCAAGTACACTTTAAGCCCTTTTAGGGACTGTACGCGATTTGGTACATCATTTCACCTGTATTTCAAAACGCTAAAACTTTGGAATAAATCCTAAAGTAATTTTTACACTTTTTTTACTACGATTTACATCTTTTTTAAGTTTTATATATATCTCTTTTTTAGATCAAAAATTTACCTTTGCTCGTATCGAAGTTCTAGATACGGACACCAATCCTGGATGTAACCATAAAAGTACTACACATATTTTTTGTTGTACTTAGAATCCAACTACGTACTCTGTATCGAGATCCTGGTGACAACTCCAGGAGCCCTGCCGTGATCCCTGTCCCTACAGGGTACATACCACCAGCTCGCTTTTCGGTTCATTTTAAACACGTATATATAAGTAAGCCTAAGCCTAATAAAAAAATAAGCCTAAAGCCTAAGCCTAAATCCCCTACAACCTAATGTCTTTCCCGTTAACCACGAACGTTGGAGGCTTTTTGACTCCAGGTCTTACCCAGGATCGCCTGAGTCCTAATTCCTTATGAGACTTATTGATTGACCGAAGAACATCACCAATCTCATTGCTCTTAAACAATGGAGTACATATTTCATCCGATATCTGAACTCTCTCTATGTATTTAGTTCTCATTTTGATTCCCCTACAGCCTAAAATCCAGTTCACACTTGGTTCAACTGGACTTTAATTCATGGCAGACTCGCCGCAGACAGCAATTAGTGAATCCCTCATCCCCATCGCGATCTCGTACTCTTTGTACGAAAAACCAGCTATGGATTTGTCTTCAAGGAACTCTACCACGTTTTTAAATCCCATCCTGTATGAGATTTTGCTAACTCGGATCTGTAGATCGTATTCTTTTTGATTCATTTTATTTAAAATAAGAATGCTCATTATGGGTATGTCAAGTGTTTAATGACAAAACTGGACTTTGATTTAGGGTTCTTACTAAGTACATTTATTAAGAAGTTTTAAGTATCCTTGTAACTACCTATCCCTCAGATAATTATGTATATTTTTAAGGAATATTTCCCCCAAGCAGTTTGTTCCGTCTTAAAAAAAGCAGATTTCAAGACGCTTGCTCGCGTTACTTGTGACTTTGTTATTGTGTTCTCAACAACTTTGTTATTGACAGCAGTATAAAATCTTGGTCAGGGATAGGAATGTCACCATCAAAAGGGATATGGATCTCATCCCGAATTCTAGGAGATCCGAAACTACGCCAGATCGACAAGATGATCCTTGCCTACGTGCAGGGATTCAGTTCCGATGATGGCTGCTTTGCCAGCAACCGTTCTATAGCGGAACTTTTAGGTGTACAGCACCCTAACAGCGTCCAGAATAGAATCTCGTTCCTTGTCGAGAAAAAGTACCTCAGGAAAAGAGGTTCACACAATTACAGAAAATTATACCTAGGAGATAACGTAAAATAATTATGATTTGGAAACACGGAGAGCCGACGAAGAAAGAAAAAGAGATTACAAAGGAAGCATTTCGGCAAGCGTATTTGCTCTGGGGAGTAGATAAAGATGTACTGATGTCTAGGAGCCACGTGCCACTGGAGTGCATGATGAGGCAAATTGTTCAGGCTTCATTAATGGAAAGGGATTTGCGAGGTAAGTGCATAGCGGATTCGATGAAAGTAACATTGAACACTGTTAGTAACCGCAAGAAAAAGCACTTGGATGCACTAGAAGACGATGACGAATACAAAGAGAACTTTTTGGCGTTCAGGGCGAATCTCTCTAGGGGGGTTTATGGGGGCGACCCTCACCCTAATACATCGAGCTTTTCTTCGAACCTTTCGGTATTTGTCCCTATAGACAGGAAATCAACACCAAATGCTGGAGGATTCAGCGATCCAACGCCTGATTGCCAACACCAGGAACCAGTTTAGGTGCTATTCCATGAACATCAAATGGTGTACTCAAGTAAATCATATGGTTTAGTGTAGTAAATCATATGGTTTACATATAACTAACCTATAAATAAAGTATAACTAAATAGTACTAGGGTTACTGTAAATGTTTGTTCCTTCTTGAAATCACCCTTTTTCAAGAAGTTAGTTTATTTCGTACAAAAGGTACAGTTTTTAGTTAATTTAGTTAGTTGATTTAGTTAGTTGAAGGTAAAGGTGAATCTAAGGTAAAAAGTTAAGTTCCCCCGCAGGGGACGTAAATCCGTAGCGATTTTCTTTAAGTTTCCCCGCTAACCAGTTAAATAACTGTAAAATTAAGTTAAGTTATTGACAGCATGGCGTAAGTACACAGGGTGCAGGTCATGGATAAAAACACCAAAGAGGCAGTAGGAGCCGAAAATCCTACAATATCGGGTCTGCTAGAGCAGACAATGGTCTGCTTAAAGCCAGATGATCAACTTCAGTTCGAGGCTGCTCTCTGGTGGGAGGAGATCGAAGCCAAGCAACGGGCAACTGAAGAGCAGATGTTTGAGTACTACTCCTCCTCAGGCAAAATCAGATGGCAGAATGCTTTGAGTAGTCAGGAGGTCAGTCATGGAACAGCTA